AGGTAATTAAATCCAAATGGTTGAGTAGGAACAATAATGAATCCCATGATGGCATGTCTATTGAATCTACTCAACTCTGGAACATTTCCTAACCAATCATTTCTGGGTTTAGAATTAATAGTAGGAGATCCAAATCTACAGAAACCAATAGTCTTATCTGTATTAGTTTCTTTTACAATCCATTTAAGAGATTTACCTGGCACAGATTTCTCTATGGCATGAGATGTAGTAATCTCCAATCTTTCATTAAAATATTCATTACTAAATCCATTCTTTTCTCCAGCCCGATATATTTTGATATTCATATCATTAGGATGCATATCAAAATCAGTGAATAGATCGTCCTCGGGCCCCATACCGAACAAAGGTACAGGTAACTGAGCCATACGATCTAGTTTTACATTACGAAGGTATTCATCAATTCTTCCTGTGTTAGAGAAATAATTAATGAACTTATCTGCCGCATATGCAGCATCAATTTCACTTAGCATCATTGTAAGATGGGCATATTATAATCATCAGGTGCAGAAGGCATTGGTTGATACCTTGGCCCTGGCGTTGTTCTAGGTTGAGACATCTTCAACCCTGTCATCATGACTTCTACTAGTAAATTAATATCATCAGATATGGCATCATTAGTGTCTGCCATCCTACGATATCCATTACCGATATAGATTTGTCCAACAACAACTGCAACAGTTGCTGCACCCCAGAACAGATAGTAACTTGAGGATTTTATTTGTGCTTTTGCTTTTGCAAAGGATGATTTGGTCATTTGAATTCACACTCCACCATAATTTCAGTCATACATGCCAAGAGATTGATTTCTTGATCTGCCACAAAGGCAATTTGATATTGATACTTGGCGATTATCAATACCGCAGCTGCTATACTAGCACCTTCAAGGGTGTCAAATAAAGCGTCGTAAACACGACGAAGAAGTACAGAAGGATCATTGTCCAGATTATTAACACACCACTTTCTGACTTCTGGAAATTTCTTTCCCTTAAGATTTTTAATGAGATCATGAATGTTTACCTCCGAAAAACTGGCAAGAATTGAAGAATCAATCTTACCTCCTACCGAATGTCTTTGACATTCGTTTAACACTCTCCTCCAATCAGGAAAATGTTTATTGATTAGTTCTGCTAGAACCTTCTTATCAGCTTCAATTCCTTCAAGTTCTAGTATTGAAACTAAACGTTTGAAGAACTGTGCTGCAATAGTTGACTTATCTTTACCCTTAACACCAAACTCAATGACTGCACATCTTGAATGTAGTGGTTCAATAATTCTATTCTTGAAGTTACATGTGAAAATAAATCTACAATTCTTGTAGAAAGATTCTATGTTTGCTCTGAGTAGAAGTTGAACATCATGAGTTGTATTATCTGCCTCATCAATTATGATTACCTTATGTTTCCTGTCCGCATCCATCAATGATACAGTAGAAGCAAAGTTCTTTGCTTGATTCCTAACCGTATCTAGAAATCTACCTTCATCTGATCCATTGATCACATAACAATCAACACCAAGTTCTGCACATAATGCTTTCGCAACTGTAGTCTTACCTATACCAGGCGGGCCTGACAATAGAAGATTAGGTATCTCACCCTTGAGTAGAAACTCTCTAAATGTTTTCTTTGTACTCTCTGGGAGGATACAATCATCAATGGTTTTAGGTCTATACTTTTCTACCCATATGAATTCATCCCTCATTTTTATTTTCCACCATATTAACGGCTGGTTTGATCATCTCTAGTAGATCCTCAGATTTATGCAATCCATCTTTTCTAGCGACGTAATCCTCCCAATCGGCATAGGTGCTTCCTTCTTCATTTTCACCTTTTACATTAGCAATCAAAGTTACTACTGCAATATTTTTTAGAGTTTCCATGTCCATCTTGTCTGCCGTAAATCGACAGAACTCAAGAATCATTTCTTCTCTTGTAATGTGTCTCATAATAAATTAGAATCCTTTAGATTTTTTCTTAGTCTTTGGTTTGTCAATAACGTGTACAATGGCATCAAATGTTGGTAGTCTACAATTATTCCACCACCACTCTTGAACCTCATCCCAAGATTCTACCATAATAGAACGATCTTTATGAACTATCTTATAGTGATGCCTGTCATATGGCAAGTCACTAGTTTGTGAAAAGTATTGAGGATCATTTTTTTCAATCAGTTTAGTCATAACCAATGCGGTTTTCTGGATGGGTCACGAAGATAATTAGATGCAGCCCAAGGTTTGCTCGATATATAACGTTTATAAGCAGTAAAAGTGTCAATGCTTGTGTCATATTTAAACTCATCTGGCCCTGCAAAAGTAAATGATTTTGGTCTATATGGTCTAGGTGCAGGCGGAATAATTTCCGTTGCTTCTACCAATGTTTTTTCGCAACTATGTATTTTACCATAGCGCCAAGAATACTCATTACAAAGAGCAAGGCCATGTGCAAGTAACCACCATGTATTTTCTAGGGATTGATTTGCCCATATGGTACATGGGTGATTACGAAATGCACCCTTCTCTGTTTTGTATGGTTCACCATTGATACGATGTAAGTCACCGTAATCATGACCCCACTTCTTAGAACACACAATAGATAACATTTGACATGTTTCTAGTGGCATCTTGACAATATGTTTGTCAGGTAAGACTCGAGCAGATAGAGTTGGTGAAGGGTCAGTTACAAAGATGTTCATTCAGATGATCTCACATTATAATGTAGATTATTAAACTCTCTTTCTTTTTTGAATTGCTAAGAATGATATTACTGCAGCGCTTAAGAATACTACAGAGGCGGACATAATGAGAAGTGTTGGATCATACAATACTTCTGGTTGGGCTTCCCATGTGCCAGGCAAAGTGTAGACAGATGGATTTGACGCAAAAAACATTATTCCTCCCATGTGAGATCAGGTTCTAAAGCTATATAGTAGGTGAGGTCATACTCAGCGGACTTAAACTGTGACAAAAGTTTACGAGAGATCTTAACTTCGTATGTTCCAGGCACAATCTTGATGTTCTCTACCTTGAAATTCATAGAGAACTTCTTATCAGTTTCACCTACAACAATAGAGAAATCATTAGAGGTATCATTCTTACGATCCAATACAACCATCTTAATTTCTTTACCATCACCAATCACAGATAGATCTGTTAAGTGATATACACCAGCGGCCTTGAGTAAACGATCAAGTTGAGAACTTCTAAGTGTAAACTCTACATCCACTGACGGAAGAGTAATAGACTTTTCTGGTGGAGATACAATCACACTAGGGTCAGCAAAGAAATACTTTGATCTCTGTTTGCCTTCTTTTATATTAAGAAAACTCTGTCCTGTAAAATTGAGTTCTGGTTCTTGAAATAATCCAAGTGAGTTTAAGAACTGACTTAAATCATATACTCCAAAGTCTTGTGGAAAGTCTTCATCTATATTTGCCTCTGCAAGAATGTTCTTCATGACGCTTATGGTACGAAGTTGATTGCCTTGCTTAAAAAGAATAGATTGATTGATAGAAGCAAAGTTCTTTAGTAGGTTGATAGTTCTATCTGAAAGTTTCATCGGTATTTTAGTTGTTGTCATTAATGAAAGCGAAATGATGTAGGAGTGTACAATAGTGAATGGCCTTTAGAATGTCTTTTTCATTCTTACCATCTTTCTTACCAAATCTTGAAAGATATTTGATTGCATTGGATCGGCAAAATGCTTCCGCATCTCCAATACTTTCTATGAGATCTAGGGTTTGTGTACCCTTATCTCCAGTATAATGCAATTCGTACGTTTTGGCGATATAATCCTCAGCTTGTTTAAGAATTGCATCTTCTTCATACTTGAATGTTGATGTTATATACGGCGGAACTGTATTGTAACCAAAATTTATCTCATTCGATATATGATGTGCTATTTGATCATCATTATCTGATAAAGGATCGGTAGCAAATGGATTTGGCATGTCTGGATCATTGCGAGTATAATCATACCAATACTTTGAGTGTTCTATGTCTTCTGGTTCGCTAGCAGTGTTCCCTACACTACAGTTGCTGGTGTCAATCTCTATCTGTGGAGAATGAAAACCATCATCACCCATGAGATGATCAAAGGCCTCAGTATATGTGTCACCACTATCTGCTTCCTCATCAGGTACTTCTGGTGGCCATGGTGAACCTGGCGTCCACTCAAATCCTCCACTCTTTTCAATCCAATCAAGGTCTGAGTCTCTATTATCCTCAACATCACTCCAAGGTATTTCCTTGAAGTAGTCTCCTTGGATTACTTCTCTCTTGCTACTAAAAGGTTCTCTTCGAGTAACAGTTTTGCCACCATCAGGTGACTCATAGATGTACTTCTTTTTGTCCATAAGTGGATAGTCTTCTTCAAATGTTCCATTCATAATTGAACCAGCGAGACTCCATGCGTTAACCATAAGTAAATAAGAAATCGTGGACTAAACTATCTGCTTGTTCTTTACCAAACTTCCCTGCAAGATATCCTCCTACTGGGTCTAGTTTTGTCATGTAAGCATCAAAGTCTTTGTATTCGCTGGTATCAGTTCCAGACGGTTTCTCTAATTCTACCATGTCTTTGTACTTTGTCAAGTATTGTTCAAACATATCTAAATGTTCATCAACATCAGCAAAGGTACAATATCTAACAAAGATATTCTCAGAGAAGTGATTACCCATTTCAAAAAATCTATATTCTTTTTCTGCTTTTGGTAAACCAGGCACAGAGAATAAAAACTTTTCTTTTGGATGTTGAAAGTCAAATACAATAATAACTTTCTTTTCAAAAAATCCCATCAAATCCATACCGAAGCAAGGTAGATTACTGCCTGTCTTAGGATAGATTATCGTATTGTAGATACATGATTTATCACTCCATATATCTACCTCTCTAGACTTAATAAAGTATGGGTTGGTATAGGTTTTAGCAGTTAAGTTAGTACCTTTACCTTCCCATGAAGCCCACTCGGACTCAAACTTTAAGTCTGGAAATGTTTTATACAGAAGGGACTTGTAGTTCTTCCATAGATTCATTAGTTTTGGTCTCACCTCCAAAGTTTACATCAGCATCTACCTTATCATATAGATCAAGAAATGCCTGTTTAGTTTCATCATCAAAACGATTGACACATACTTCAATTGCTTTCTCTTTGTTTTTCCATATCGAAAATGCCTTTACGATATGAACAAGTCGTCTTGTAGAGATAACTTCCTCAACACCACCATCGTAGAATGTCTTACGGATGATGTCTCCCCAATCTACGAGTCTCTTACAGAAGTCTTTGTCATCACATAAGAGATTTAAGATCTTCTCCTCTGTCTTTATTGAGGGGTAAGATTGCTCGAAGGTGACTGGGAATCTTTCGAGGAAGGCTTCATTGAGCACGTTAGTTCCAATAAATCTTCCGTCGTCTGAACCCTTACCTTTAGTATTTGCGGTGGCGAGTATGTTGAATCC